CCCTCAATTCACTTGAAAGCGCTCTTGCGGCGTTAGTCAAATAAGGACCCTTTATGTCTGAAGTAAACGAAATTCTGAAAAAAGTCACTGCCAGCATTGAAGATGCAACCAGCAAATTCAACGCGAAAGCAGAAGAGGCACTGACCGAAGCGAAAAAGAATGGTCAGCTCTCAGCTCAGACCAAAGATGTTGTAGATAAAATGGCGACAGAGCTCAATGCTCTTAAGGAAGCTGAAAAAACCCTTAAGGCCAGCCTTGGTGAGCTGGAACAGCATGTTGCCCAAATGCCATTGAACAACGCTGCTAAAGTTACCGAAACTGTTGGACAGGTGGTGATTAATAGCGAGGCGTTGAAGGCCTTTGCCGCGAGCGTTGAAGGCAATAAGCGCGTAAGCGTCCCAGTTCACGCGGCCTTGCTTTCTACAGATGTTGCAGATGGCGTGGTTGAACTACAGCGACTGCCTGGCATCGACACTGCACCAAAACAGCGTCTCTTCATTCGTGATCTGATTGCGCCTGGCCGCACATCTTCACCGGCTATTTTCTGGGTGCAGCAAACGGGCTTTACCAATGCAGCGAAAGTCGTTGCAGAGGGGACTGCCAAACCTTACAGCGATATTGAATTCGCAACTAAAATCACGCCGGTGACAACCATCGCGCACATGTTTAAGGCATCCAAGCAGATCCTTGACGATTTCGCTCAACTCCAGTCTACGGTTGACGCTGAGATGCGTTACGGCCTGAAATATGTTGAGGAACAGGAAATCTTGTTCGGCGACGGAACTGGTGTGCACCTGCACGGCATCGTTCCTCAGGCCTCAGCATTCGACCCGGCATTTTCTGTTGAGAGCCAGAACGGGATTGATGATCTGCGCCTGGCAATGCTTCAGGCTCAACTGGCTCGTTTCCCTGCATCTGGCCACGTTCTGCACTTCATCGACTGGGCGAAAATTGAGCTCACGAAAGACAGTCTGGGCCGCTATATCCTGGCTAACCCGGCATCTCTGACTGGCCCTACGCTTTGGGGGCTTCCGGTGGTAGCAACTGAGGCAGCAGCTTTCCAGGGCAAATTCCTGACAGGCGCATTCAATGCCGCAGCTCAACTGTTCGATCGTGAAGATGCCAACGTGGTTATCTCCACCGAAAACGCCGACGACTTCGAGAAAAACATGATCTCCATCCGTTGCGAAGAACGTCTGGCGCTGGCTGTGAAACGTCCTGAGGCGTTCGTGTACGGTTCATTCAGCACCGGCGCAGGTAGCTGATAACTATTGCGGCCTTCGGGCCGCTTTTTTCGGGGCAAACAAATGCTTGATCAGAATGTGGTGAAACAGCATTGCCGCATTGATACCGACTTTACGGGTGATGATGCTCTGCTGGAGATTTACACAGGTGCAGCGGCCCGGTACGTCCAGACATGGACACGCCGAACGCTCTATGAAAAGGAAAGCAGCCCTGGCTACGCTGACGACCCGGACCCGATACTGCTCAATGATGATGTGAAGGCAGCCATGCTACTGCTTATCGGTCACTGGTATGCAAACAGGGAAGCGGTAAACATCGGGAACATAACTTCATCCGTACCTTTTGCTGTGGAAGCGCTATTGCAGCCATACCGTATTTATGGATTGTAGGAGGGGGTATGCAGGCCGGAAGACTGAGAGATAGGGTGGTAATTCAGAACATCACAACATCGCGTGATCCTTCTGGTCAGCCTGTTGAAACGTGGCATAACGGTGCAGAAGCCTGGGCAGAAGTTAAGGGCATCAGTGGGCGTGAGTTGGTAGCCGCTGGTGCTGAAACCGCAGTCGCAACCATCAGGGTATGGACACGATTTCGTAGCGATATAACTGCTGCGTCCAGACTCAGGGTTATGACTGGCCCGCTCAAGGGGGCCATTTTAAATATCATTGGTCCGCCGATACCTGATTCTCGCGGCATTCAGCTCGAAATTCTTTGTAAGCAGGGGATCGAAAAATGATTGAGACGAGCCTCGATTTTTCCGGCCTGAATGACATCGCAAAGGATCTGGAGGCGCTTAGCCGCGCTGAAAACAACAAGGTTCTGCGTGATGCCACGCGCGCCGGCGCCGAAGTGCTTAAGGAAGAAGTAATCGCTCGCGCGCCGGTGCTTACCGGGAAACTGAAAAAAAACGTGGTGGTGGTGACCCAAAAAAGCCGTCGACGCGGGGAAATTTCTTCCGGCGTCCATATTCGTGGTGTTAACCCGCGCACCGGGAACAGCGATAACACAATGAAGGCGAGTAACCCGAGAAACGCCTTTTACTGGCGCTTTGTGGAGATTGGCACTGCGAACATGCCTGCGCATCCTTTTGTGCGACCCGCTTACGATACGCGCGAGGAAGAGGCCGCCAGCGTCGCCATTGCCAGGATGAATCAGGCTATTGATGAGGTATTGAGCAAGTGAATGAAGATAATATCTACGCCTTGCTTTCTCCCCTGGCAGAAGGACGGGTATATCCCTATGTTGCGCCATTAGGTAGTGACGGGAAACCGTCTGTCTCTCCACCCTGGATTATCTTTTCCATCGTCGATGATGTTTCCGCTGACGTGCTGTGTGGCCAGGCAGAGAGCAGGGTTTCCGTTCAGGTCGATGTGTATTCCACTTCGATCGCTGAATCACGCTCCCTGAGAGATTTGGCGCTCGCTTCGCTTAAGCCGTTAAACCCTACAGAGGTGGTAAAAATCCCCGGGTACGAGCCAGATTATCGGCTCTACCGTGCCACCCTGGATTTTAAAGTTACCCCCTGACAATTAATTCACCCAACGAACCCGCCTGATGGCGGGTTTTCTTTTTCCAGGAGACAGCTATGTCTGCACTTTATGAAAAATCGCAGCTGACGAAGATCCTTATTTCCTCTCTGCCAGCCACCAAAGAAACGATGGATTCCGCAACCTTCCTCGATCTGAGTTGCACCATCAAAGAAATTCAGTTCACCGGTGGCCAGAAGCAGGATATCGACGTAACAACGCTTTGCTCCACCGAGCAGGAGAATATCAACGGCCTGCCTTCTCCGTCAGAAATCTCTCTGTCCGGAAACTTCTACAAGAATCCGGCGCAGGACGCCTTGCGTGATGCGTATGACAACGATACTACCTACGCGTTCCAGGTTATCTTCCCGTCCGGCAAGGGCTTTAAGTTCCTGGCTGAAATCCGCCAGCACACCTGGTCTTCCGGTACCAACGGCGTAGTGGCGGCAACGTTCTCCCTGCGCCTGAAAGGTAAGCCTGAAAACATCGAGTCTGGCTCCTGAGAGGTCTCATGAAGAATATTAAAAATCTCGCCCTGGCAAAGATGTCGGGATTTCGTCATAAGACGGTCGCCGTTCCTGAGTGGGAAGGCGTCAAAGTGGTTCTCCGTGAGCCGTCAGGTGAAGCCTGGCTGCGCTGGCAGGAAGTGGTGAAAGCGGGCGCTGATGATGAAAATGTGTCGGTATCGGAAAAGGCACACCGTAATCTTTGCGCTGACGTGGTGCTCTTCATTGACGTCCTGTGCGACACCGATAAGCAACCGGTATTCAGCGTAGACGAAGAAGAGCAGGTGCGTGAAATCTACGGCCCCGTCCATTCACGCCTGCTCAAACAGGCGCTTGACCTGATCAACAATGCGGACGAAGCGCGGGAAAAGTCTCAACCCCCGGCGTAAAGTTTCTGATGTCGCTTGCGCTCCGGATGGGGCGCACGCTCTCAGAGCTTCGGCAGAATATGACGGCAAGCGAGCTTCTGATGTGGATTGAGTACGACAGGCAAAGTCCGGTTGGCGATATCCGTGGCGACATTCAGGCCGCCCAGCTCGTCTCTGCCATCTACGGCTCACAGGGGGCAAAAGTACCGCTGGACGATGCGATCCTGCGATGGGGTGGCGATGAGCAATCAGAACCGAAGGACCCGTTTGCAGGGCTTGAGGCTGCTTTATCAAACGCAGCGGCAACTAATTAAATGCTAAAGTCAAAAAATAGAATTTCGAATTTCCTTTGCTCACGTTTATGTATTTTAATAACCTCCTTACTTCTGGAGGTGTGAAAATGAAAAAGGTAGTTGGTATTTTATTAGTTATGTTCGCCGTTACTGGATGTAAATCTTTAGACTCAGTTAGGGCTACAAAGCCTGTAAACATTGGGGGATCTGATAAGAGCGTTAACTCATTCTCATCTTGTGTCTCTGGGAAGTGGGCTGGAAATGGAACACCAGTAACTTCCTTGCCGCTTGAAAATGGCATAAGCATACTCGTCCCTCAGGCAATGGGGGGTTATGACGTAGTTCTTGACGTAACAGAAAATAATGGGAAAACAAGTTACGTGCTCTACGAAAGAGTGCCCTCAATGACATCCGACTCATATGAGAAAACGGTATTATCTTGTAGATAAGAAAACATAGATAAAACAGACCCGCTCCGGCGGGTTTTTTTTCGCCTGGAGAAATGTGATGGCAACATTACGTGAATTGATTATTAAAATTTCCGCTAACTCGCAATCATTCCAGACGGAAATTTCCCGCGCCTCACGAATGGGGCAGGATTATTACCGCACTATGCAGAATGGTGGTCGGCAGGCCGCTGCTGCTGCCAGAGAGAGCGAAAGGGCGCTCTCTGATTTGACTGCCGGATTTGCATCTGCTGGAAGGGCTGCCGCCGCAGCTACGGCAGCTTTTGCAACGGGTAAAATTGTGCAGATTGCTGATGAGTGGAACTCCGTAAACGCTCGCCTTAAACAGGCATCATCTTCTGCTGATGATTTTGCCGCTTCACAGCGTCAGTTAATGGAAATCAGCCAAAGAACCGGCACGGCATTTTCAGATAACGCAAACCTTTTTTCCCGCGCAGCAGCCTCAATGCGCGAGTACGGTTATAGCTCTGACGAAGTTCTGAAAATTACAGAAGCTGTCTCTACCGGCCTCAAACTTTCTGGGGCTAACACCCAGGAAGCGAGTTCTGTTATCACTCAATTCAGCCAGGCGCTCGCACAAGGCGTTCTTCGTGGTGAAGAATTTAATGCCGTTAACGAAGCCGGTGATCGGGTAATCCGCGCTCTGGCTGCGGGAATGGGTGTAGCCCGTAAAGACCTCAAGAGCATGGCTGACCAGGGACAGCTTACGATCGATAAGGTTGTCCCAGCTTTAATGAGCCAGTTAGGAGCATTGCAGGGCGAATTTGCCAGCATGCCACAAACGGTTTCTGGATCCCTTCAAAAAGTAACTAACTCATTCATGGCCTGGGTGGGCGGTGTAAACCAGGCAACCGGTGCTACTGATGCGTTGTCTGGCGGATTGGATAATGTTGCCCAGACGCTTGATTCTTTTACTTCATCAGCAGTGAGCGGCGCGCTTAGTGACGTTGCTGACAATATGTCAACAATTACAACAGTCGCTGGGGCGCTTGTTGGCGTGGGACTGGCACGCTACCTAAGCGGAGTTGTAACCAGTGCCACGAGTGCAACAGGTGCGCTAATTTCAGCTGCGAAATCAGAGGTTGCCCTTGCAGTCGCGCAGGATAAAGCGGCGCAGTCTGCTGTTGCGGCTTCCAGGGCTGAAGTTTATCGGGCTCAGCAAGCAGTACAGAGTTCAAGAAGTGCAGATGTTCAGGCGGCTCAGCAAGAAAAGGTCGCGGCGGCTGAAGCAAAAGTCACTGCGGCCCATACCAGACTGACTACCGCTCTTGCCAGTGGTACAGCTACGGAAAAGGTGCGAGCCAGAACAGCACTTGAACGCGCGCAGGCAGGGCTGGTAGCAGCTAAAAATGCCGACGCTCAGGCTGTCGCTGAAAGGCGTCTGGCTGCCGCTCAGGCTGCTTTAAACCGTAACATCTCAAATCGTGTTTCGACTCAAAGCAATCTCAATAGCGTAACATCTGTCGGCACTCGCCTGATGAGTGGTGCGCTTGGCCTGATTGGCGGCGTGCCGGGTCTGGTGATGCTGGGAGCAGGAGCCTGGTATGCGATGTATCAGAATCAGGAGCAGGCTCGGCGTTCGGCGCAGGAATACGCCACCACGATTGATGAAGTCAGTAAAAAGTCGAAGGCAATGTCTTTGCCTGAAGCTTCAGACAATGCTGAGAAGACGCGCGCAGCATTGAATGAGCAGAACAGGCTGATAGATGAACAAAAGAGTAAGATAGAAAATCTGAAAGAGCAGATAGCTGGTTATCAGTCAGTGATCAGTAATCCCGGTCCAACGACCAGCGGTGGTTTCATGATTAACCACCTGACATCTTTGGATACCGTGACCCGTGGACTGGCTACAGCCACTGAACAGTTATCTGTTGAGCAGGAAAGGCTTGCCCAGATGCAGGAGAAATCTGCCTCTATCCAACAGGTTCTTGAAGGTCTTGAGCATCGGCGTGTGACGCTAATTCGGGAGGAGGCAGCGAATCAGAACCGGGCTTATCAATCACTTCTGTTGATGAATGGGCAGCACGATGAGCTTAATCGATTACTCGGACTGGGTAACCAACTCCTTATGGCGCGTCAGGGGCTGGCTAACGTCCCGCTCAGACTTCCGCAGGCCGATCTCGACAAAAAGCAAACCGATGCCCTCGAAAAGAGCCGCCGGGATCTGGAGTTGTCACGCCTGAAGGGTGAAGCAAAAGAGCGCCTGCGACTGAGTTATGCAGCCGATGACCTGGGATTAACCAGTGATCCGCAATTCCAGACAGGCCGTCAGGAGTTTATTAATAACGGTCTTGCTGAATGGCGGAATAATGAGGCCAACAAACCTAAGGCGAAGGGCGGTAAAACCGAAGGCGAGAAAACCGAGGATGTGTATAAGCGCCTTATCAAGCAGCAAAAAGAGCAGATTGCCCTGCAAGGCCAGAATACTGAACTGGCGAAGGTTAAATACCAGGTCAGCCAGGGCGAACTTGCTTCTCTGACAGAAGCCCAGAAAAAGACGGTATTGCAGAATGCTGCGCTGATTGACCAGGTTAAATTACGTGAGCAACTGCGAAATTACGAAGCCAACCTTGCTGACAGTAACGCCAGCGCCCGCGCAGCCAATGAAGCGCAACTGCTGGGATACGGGCAGGGAACCAGGTTCCGTGAAAGACTTCAGGAGCAGTTCAATCTGCGTAAGGAGTTTGAGCAGAAGAATACCGATCTTCTCCGCCAGCGTCAGGCTGGTGAAATCGACGAGACGTTCTATCAGCAGGGGCTGGCACTTAATAAGCGCTACCTCGAAGAGCGCCTGCGCGACCAGGAGGGATATTACGCAGCTTCTGATGCGCAGCGTGACGACTGGATGACGGGACTGTCTGAGGGTTATGCGAACTGGGTGGACGAAGCTACTGATTATTCTTCCATGGCCGCTGACGGCATGAAGCAGGCCATGGGTGGCGCGGTCACCACGATCACCGACATGCTCAATGGCAACGTTGACAGCTGGAAGGACTGGGGCGTGAGCGTACTGAAGATTATCCAGAACGTTCTGGTGAACATGGCTGTTGCTAATGGCGTCAGCTCAATTGGATCACTGTTCAGTTTTGGTGCCTCGTCAGCCGCAACCGCCAGCAGCGGTACCGCTATTCAGAATGCTGGCGCGAACTTCACATTTAATGCGAAGGGTAATGTTTACGACTCTCCGTCCCTGAGCGCTTACAGCAATGGCGTTTTTCAGACACCTCAGCTGTTTGCTTTTGCCAAAGGTGCGGGGATTTTCGGCGAGGCCGGGCCGGAGGCAATCATGCCGCTGACCCGCGCACCGGATGGTAATCTCGGTGTCCGTTTTATTGGGGGAGGTGGTGGTCAGTCTGTATCTTCAGCGCCACAGGTTTATATCACCATTGATGGCAACGGAAACACTCAAACTCAGGCGACAACTGGCTATGAGCAATTTGCGCGGGAAGTTGGTGCTTTTACAGATAAGCGTTACAGGGAACTGATAATGAGAG